AAGCAGGCGAATCTCCCTCCCTGGAGAGAAGATTGGGAAGAATTGTTGGATGTTATTGATGTATTCAAGATGCATGGTAGAGAGTCTGCTGTGCGTCTAAAAGAGTCGATGGATATCATTCAGCGGTGGAATAATGGTGAGGAGTTGTTACATCCTGACTTTGATAAGTATATTGAAGATATAGACATCAAGGACGCACCAATCAATATCTGGCGTGACAAGATTAAGACTTGTAAGTTTAACTGCTGGGACTGTAATTACTGTGAGAGTGTCATTGACGCACATTTAAAGAAACAACAACGTGAAATGAATCCACTGATTGATCGTGTCATTCGTGCTATCGATGGCGCTGTAGATAATAATTCTAACTTCAATCCTGAAGGATATGATGTAGTTGGACTGTCATCCAATAAGGTCAGACATCTTATCAATAACCTGTGCAGAGATCCTGACACAGTATATGCTGATGTGGGTACTTACATGGGCAGCACACTCTTTGCTGCTACAATGGGCAATCCAATCAAAGCATATGCCATCGATGATTGGTCTGGTGGTGTAGTCACACCTAAAAGAGCAGACCTAGGTAAAGACTTTGAGGTAGAAGATCCTCAGACTATGTTGATGGCAAATACACAGAGATGGTTTAATGAAGATTCATCTATTGGCATCACAGATAGACCTGTTTGCGATGTAGATTTCAACCCAGAGTTTAGACCTAATGTTATCTTTTACGATGCAGATAACAGACCTAAGCAGATGACTGAGAATCTACAACACCTGCATAGTAATGCTGCTGACTCATACATTCTTGTGGTTGATGATGCTAACTTCGATGGAGTTGTTGATGCTACAGATGAATTTCTTAAGGATAAAACTGTAGTATATAAGAGGACTCTTCTTACTGAAGAGTTGGAAGATCATAGCGATTGGTGGAATGGAGTTTACATCGTGGTGGTGGAAAAATAGTATAAATAACTGAGAGGAATCCAGATGGTATAAATGTCACAGTTAAATGTAGGCACTTTGAATGTTTCGACTGTTTCATACAGCGATTCATCAACAACAAATACTGCACCAACAGCACAAAGTGTTATCGGTGGAAGTCCCGCTACTGATGAAGTATTGAAGTGGGATGGAAGTAGTTGGGTAGCAGGTGAAGTTGCTGCCGAAGGTAGATTGTTGGGCATTGACGTTTATACCAATCAAAATGGTGAGTGGGATCAAAGATCTCGCTCTGGTGGTAGTGCTACCTGGAATCGTCCTGCTAATTGTAAACATGTCCTGGTATATGTTACAGGTGGTGGTGGCGGATCTCGTGTAAACGATAA